AGGAATTCGAGGGACAAATATTTGGCATGGTTGTCATATGAGAACCATACATCCTCGTAAGTGGATAGCGGCGGCCGCAGGACTAATGGGTGACTGCTTATTTTCAAAATAAATGAACTATTATCACTGTATGGATATGTAAAAAATATTGTATAAGCACATAGTTATTCCTTCTAGCACTGTTATTGAAAATACAAATATAATTTTTATCAGTCTGAATGACATTTCATCACCGTGTTAGCAAGGCATCTGCAGCATGATATAGTATCCTAAATTCGATTTTGACTTGACGAACCCGTTTTGCCGCCGTAAAATATGCAAATGAAACACATGGCCTTGCAGCGGCTGGTCACCAATGATTTGTATAACACTGGCCTATCTCTCCAAAGAGGATCCAATGCATGCCCGAAACCAATGAATGGAAAATCAGCAAAGACAGCGTTGGCGGGGTGGCACACATATGGGTCGACCATCCGGACGAACCGGAGTGGGCTCGCAGTCTGTGCGGTCGGGGCAAACCGACACGGGGAGATAATCTTCAGGGCCTTGACCAGGGAATTAACAGATGCATCCGATGCCAGAAGGCTCATGCTTCAATGACAACGAAATATCAAGCCGTACAAAGAGTATTGGCGGGAGAGTCTGAGGTAGACGTTGCCAGGACATTAGGGGTAACCCGCGCAGCAGTATCCGTATGGGTTACCAATGCTGGCGTCAAGCCAGTTGGGGGTCGCCGGCCCCAAGTTGAGTACGCAACACTCCTTGATTTTCATTTGAACCGTAGTCGCGAGGAGTACGAAATATTCATCGACGATACCAACAGAACCTGGCTGAAGGTACCAGATGGTGACACCTTGGGCGGCCACCTGGCCACGGTGGTGAAGGCGGCAAGCGTTACTGACTGGCAGGTAGTTCGGTGGTCATCTCAAAATATTACTCTCGTTCCGACCTATGCTTATTGCCACATCGTGGTCGCCTGTCTGGCTAACCTATCAAAAGTATCTATTGGTGCCAAAGCTCTCGGTTCTGTCTCGACCCCAAAAAAAGCAGCAGCAGCACGCCAAAATGCCAAGAAGGGGGGGTGGCCTTTGGGGCGAAAGCGAAAGGGACTAGATCCAAAACCAGGGGGACAGCTTGGAGCACGATTTGCCAAAGGGGTTGTACCGTGAAGACGATAAGTGACCTAATTGATGAGGCCACACGCAAACGGGATTCGCTGGCACTTAAATATACAAAGCCAGCTAAACCTCCTCCGCGTGGAAAGTACTGGTCAAACTTGTGGACGGCTTACTCCCCTAAATTGAATAGAATAGTAAGGTTGTACAGCAACCTTGAAGACTTTGTTCGGATAATAATTGAGTCCGATCCAGGGATGGCTCCTCGCGAGCAACCTGTGTATGCCGAAAGCATTTATGAGGGGAAAGAGGGCCGCTCCTTATTAGATTTCTGGATACTTAAGGTATCTAGGAATGAAGAATTTTGGGAAGTTAAGTACGAAAAGGACTTACTTCAAATTGACTCGAAGCTCGAGTTGAAAAGACAGATCACCATCCAAAAAGGATGGTGTCTTGAAAACAGTTCCAAATACGTAATTGTAACTGATGCCGATATAAAACCATTTTCAATTGTGCTTGACAACTGGAGCAGAATATTAGCCAGCTTGTCTAACACTAAAGGTATTAGATTTAAGGAAAAAATGACACAGGTTTTGTTGAATTTAGTTATGGAAAGGGAAGCGACCCTGCGAGACGCAACCGTCGGACTTGGTGACGAGGATGGATTTGCTGTTATAAGCAACCTATTGTCTTTAGGATTGGTTGATCTTACAGATCCATTTAAGAAAATGACTTGGCTGAGCAAGATTAAACCTTCTCAAAAACTGGCTGAGTAAACCAATGAATTACGATGAACGGAAAGGGAGATCAGCACACACAGCAGCCGAATTGGACACTTCGAAATGGCCAACAGTTAGGCTACCTGAGACAGTTTCTCAAAAATATCGGGATGATTTTGACGCCAAGAAAAAAGCAGTGACAATGTATGCTGCGGGGGATCGCACTAAGAAAATAACTGAGGCAACAAGGATTAGTCGGCAGACTTACATACCAATATTTAATCGGTGCCTTGAAATTAATCCAGACGATGGCCAAATTTGGGGATTTCGAGTTCTCATCCCCTATACGCACCTGAAAGAATATGAAAGGGGAGGTGATTCAGATGAACCGGGGCCTGGGTCATTTAGTCGTCTTTTAAAAACCCATCCTGACATTGATAAACAGTTACGGTCAGCATTTTTTGACTATGATGACAGTTGTTTGAGCAGCAATAAAATAAATGATCTACAATATTTTGAATTATTTTTAAAAATATGTCAGGAAGTTGGCATTAAAGACGATGAATATCCTTTTAATACCTTATATAAAGGCAAAAGGAGTTTCGAAAAGTATATTCGTTCCCTTCGGAACTCGGAAGAGGGAATTAATGCAAATAGCGATACAGATGCCACTCGTCGTTTACATCTTGGCAGTAGTGCGGATAGTATTGATAAAATAACTCGGCCTTACAAGTCAGTAGCGTTTGACGGACATTCTGTAGATGCGAGTTGGTTTTTTTATTTTTTTGATGCTAATGGGAGAATACGTGAGCAATATTTGGAACGTTTTTGGTTGTTATTGATTCTTGATGAGCACAGCGAAGCTGTTTTAGGATATTCAATTTCAATTTATGAAAATTACAACAGATTAGATGTTATTAGAGCAATAAAAAATGCGTTGCAGCCCCCACAGGGCAAGATCTTGCCACCTGACTACTTGATAGTTCCAGTACCTGTTGACGTGCCATCAATACGCAGTGACAAATTCAGGAATCGCCTCTGGGAGACGTTCAGGTACGATAACGCTAAAGCCAATTTAGCGGCTGACGTTGTAAACACACTCATAAGAATCGGTTGCAGAGTAAATGCCGGCCCAGTCGCCTTTCCTGAGGTACGGGGAATACTCGAACGATTTTTTCAAACTCTTGAGGAATTGGGATTTAGATCATTGCCGGGGTCTCTTGGGACAGGTCCAAATGACCCGAAAAGGGAAACTGCAAAGAAAGATGCGAAAACATTCCGTGTAACGTTTGAAATTTTATACTACTGCTTGGAGTTAAGTATTGAAGAGTACAACCGTAAACTAAATAAAAGAAACCTCTATAGTTCACCGTTACAGTGTTTAAATAACTATATTGACGATACCGATAATATAGTTCTGAAAATACACCCTGATAAGCGTGATGAGATATCTCGTTTTGGTCCAAAGTTTTTATGCACTGTCCGGGGAAATGAAGAGGAAGGGACCAGACCGTACGTACAAATACTGAATGAACAGTATAGCAGTCAAGACCTTGGTTGCAGATGGGAAATGTTAGGTAAGCAGATCACGTGTTATCTTCAGGAAAATGCTCAATATGCTGATTCTTACGATGAAACTGGATTTAATATTGGTATGTTGGCAGTCAAAGGTTCTGCCTGGAACTTTCCGCACACATATGAAAATCGAATATTGGTATCGAAGGGAAGGGCCTCAGTTGTCCAGGATTTGGTGGGCCACACCAGTCCGGGCCTTATAATTAATATGGGCCTTAAAAATTCGATGACTCAAAAAAAAGCAGCTAGGGTTGCTCAGGCCGTTCTGGCTGCTCAGGCAATTCAGGGGAAAAATCAACTTGAGGTTTCATTTGGGCGAGAGGATGAACACGAAAAAGCTCCAATCAGTGAAAATGATGTAATAGATAGCACACCTATCAATGAAGACGAGGACTTAGAGGATGCGTATAACATCAAAGGCCTAATTAAAGGGGGTAAAAATGAGCACGAATGAAAGACCTTTCTTCATGCCAGGGATGCACCCAGTGGAACTGGGTAAGTATGTGATCGTAACCGCACCAATATTCAGGCTTTTTACTGCTTTATGTAGGTGGATGATCGGGTTGAAATCGGGATGCATCGTTTATGGGCAGTCCAGGATAGGCAAAACTTGGTCCATCACGGCTTTAACCAGCATGCTGAAAAAGGAATTTGGAGATATCTCGATCTTGAGTCATAGCATGCTGGAGCATCAAAAAAGAACTGAGAAGGAATTTTTTAGAAATATGCTTGGTTCTTTCGAGCATGCAAGGGCTGATTTAGGCAATGCGGGGCAAAAATTTGATGTAATGATAGACTTTTTAGTTGAAGAAGCTAATAAAAATGATTGCAAAAGGCTTCTCTTGTTTATTGATGAGGCGCAATGGCTAAAGGCGATTGAGTATGGGTATCTTAGAGGTATATTTAATATGTTACAAAAAAGAGATGTCTTACCTATGTTTGTATTAGTAGGTGATGACAGCCTATATAAAGAGTATGAGACATATAAAACCCTGAACAATAAAGAAATTACTGGAAGATTTATGAATGAAATATACCAATTTCGGGGTGCAAGGACTGAGAAGGAAGTACATATCGCTCTACATGGATATGACATTACTGAAGCTCCAGAAGGTAGTGGTTGGACATTTACAAAATATTTTTTCCCATCAGCTTACGAGTCAGGCTGGCGACTGGCATCACAAGCAAAAATCCTTCGGAATACGTACACCGAAATTATAAGGGAGGAGAATAAACAGAAAAGCACAATTGAGATACCGATGTCACATCTAGCACCAGCTGTACAGCACCTCTTAACAACATATAGTGACCTTGACATAAAGGCCCCCATTTTTTCTCGTGACGCCTGGTACGAGGCATTAGATTTTGCAATTCGTCCAACCCATAGGCGACCACCCTCTAAGAAATAGGTTTCTTTTTTGGGGTGAACAAAGCATTCCATCATCAGTTGTTCGGGGAGTTGAAATGAAGTCTGAAATTCTGGGGTCATCTTACCATTATACCCGATACACCCGAATTAACAGATGGATCATCCCCTATGCCTCTATTTATGGAATAATCAACACCTTTTTTATCTTAAATCACATGCCGTTTACTCACGCAAGGTCTCTTTTTTCCCCGGTGAGAACTACTGCTAATTTTGAATCAAATTTTACTTTTGATGGTTTAAGGAAATGGAGTTTTGACAATGTTGCCATTTTTTCTCCTCAAACAATTGGAAATTTAATGCGAATAGATAAAACAATTTTAATTCGTCATTACATTACAACTGTCATAAAACAAAGTGATTTACAGTGGACAACATCTATAGACGCACTTAGATTTTGCCCTACTTGTTTAAGCTTCGGTTATCATTCATTTTTACATCAAATGTTCCTATTCGAGAAATGCCCCATCCATAATATTGTGCTTAGCACAAACTGCATTTTGTGTGGAGCAAAAATATCTTATGAGTTGCAAAATTTAGGTATCCCAGGGTTTTCTTGTCCAAAATGTCAGAACTCGTATTGGACACATGTCGTAAGCAGGGAAGGGGAGTTGTTTGAAAACGTTCTCCATCTAAGCCCAGACATAATTTCTGATTTTGAGCAGATCTTTACTTGGCTACTTAAAATCAAAAATCGAATTGTTTTTTCTCCACGGACCAGAAGGGAAAATTTTCATGATCTCGAAACCTGTGGTAAACCTTATATCTCACTTAAGCAAATATATGCACTATGGAACCAAGTTGAAGAGGCCCCTGCAACCAAATTATTAATTCTCCCCGAAACTGACCTCGAAATTCATGCAAAAGTATCCTTTGGATCACGGGCTACTGAAAAACCAAGAGTTTTTTGTAAATGGATCGACTGTAAAAGCCGATGTGAAGACAATGATTATAATAATGTAGTGAAATGGTTACCTTGGAACAGGAAAATTTGCCATCTGGAAATAGGCCCAGATCTCCCATCTATCTATAAATCGATTCGCAAGTACATCCACAAGAAGTACTTACGGAATGCTGGTATTCGGTGCACAATCCCATCGTTAAATACCTGGTCATTGTTGACAGTACCTAAAATATGTAGGGATTGCATATTTGGAAGGGCGCTTTTTTTCTGGAGAAATGTTTGGGAAGTCAATCGGAAGAATTGCTCTCGTGATTTAATCTATTGGGAGAACGCCTACGTTGCCATTGACGGGATAAGCGATGAATTCGCAGCTAGGTGGGTAATTCTTTGGTTATTTGCTCTTGAATGCTTATGGACATTTCGCCAGACTCTCTTTCTCACACGGGAAATGCCTGATGAAATAAAAAGGGAAGATGTCCTAAGAGGCCGTCTTGCTTTCTACTTCTCAGTTGAAATTGATTCTTCTAGGAAACACCCCACGTTTCACTACTGGACAAAATCATCAAACGAGGTCCCTCCATATAATTGTCTGCCACCGGGCATGGGGCGGCGTAGGGGAGCATGGCCCCACGATTATCTGACAACAAAGGTGTGAGGGTGTCAAAGTATTAAGATGATGGCGTCAAATTATCCCAGAGGTGTAAGTGAAACTCATTTGGGTAACTGATTCCCACTTTCAGCTTGATGTACCTGCCTTCCGGCGACCGTTCGAGCAGTACCTCGTTGAAGTAGCCGCAGAGAGACCCGACGCGGTGCTGCTCGGTGGCGATCTATGCACCCGGACCAGCCTTGGCCGATTTCTCAAAGCCTTCAGGGACATCGTGCGGGTGCCGACGTATTTTATCCTCGGAAACCACGAGCACCTGGGGGCTTTGATTGGTGACGTAAGAACTCAAATTGAAGATCTAGTTGTGAACCGGAAGCAAGGATTGGTCTGGCTTTCCCATGCCAGTGAGCCGGCCTGGTTGGCTGACGGTGTGGCGTTGATCGGAACGGGTTCATGGGGTGATGCCCGGGCGGGTAACCTCTCCGCCCACAACCTTCGCCGTCGCGGCCATCAGCTTTTGTACGATCAGGTTGAGGATATCCGCCTTTTATGGAATTCCTGCAGTTCGGATACCGTGTGCATCGCCCGGGGACTTCAGGCCTTCCTCATGGCAAGGGGGGAGGAAGCGGCCGCTCACATCGATCGCCTCGGCCGAATTGCTGCTCGGAATGCCAAACTGGTGATAATCTTGCTCCATGCTCCCCCCGTCGAAGCAACTCTCCGCCGTGGGAAGGTGGATCCCCTCGGCCTTCCTTTTTTTGGCGCGAAAACCGTCGGCGATGCCTTACGTGGACTCGCCGAGAACTATTCTGATGTACAATTCAATGTTCTCGCCGGCCATACCCACCACGAAACCGACGTGCAGATCCATCCTAACCTTCGAGTATTTGTCCACGATCCCGTTGGTAACGGCGTCCAAACTAGATGGGGAGTGCTGGAGGTGGACTCGCGGGGGTTGATCTATCAAAAGTCAGAGATGAAGAATGGGATCAAGGGATAGAACACGGGCCTGCCGAAGATCACCGATCAGATAACCGGTTCCTGCGCCGGCACATGTCTCCCCTCGAGCGCTGGAGCGAGTTCATGGCGAAGGAATGGAAGGCCGAAGTCTCCGCCCAGGCCGAGCTAGACGCACTGTTCAGGCATCAAATCACGGTGACCAAGCGTCGGGGCGAGGTGAAGCTTTTCCTTATTTGTGCCGGAAGGTTCAAATCAAACTCAAAGGAGGGAACTGGTGACTGAAAAGCATGTGGAACTGACCAAGAACCGAATGAAGTTCGAGTTCAACAAGCTTAAAAAGGTTGAACCCGGTCTAAAGCTGAACCGGGTATACAACGAAGTCGCCAGGCGGGAAGGGTTCCCGGACTGGCCTGACTACAAGCGGTGGCTTGAGGGGTTGCCGGAATAGAAAAACCATCCCGGTGATTGCAGCACCGAGGCGGTCTAAATCGCCCATGCAAGGTATGGAATCCAATCAGAGGAGTAACATAGAAAACCGCGATGACAAAGGGCACCTATGAACCTGGGGGAAACGCAACCCTGATGAGTTATTGTTTATCGATCATTTGTTTCAGCGGGAGCAGGTCTTTTAGTTCCGCCGAGTAACGACCTTCGTTTTCATCTCGCCCAGAAACTGGCCCGGGACGTTTCATTAGACCGGCACAGGTCACAGAGGCAAAACTGAGGTTTGTCAATGGTTTTTGTTCCGCGTTGTCAAACCTTTTAGTTCAGCCAAGTGTAAGAGGCGCTTGGCCCTCCCCTTGGACTGACCATTTACGTCCCATAAGATATATTATGTCAAGTTCAAGCCTCTAATGTGAGGCTCGTTGGCCGATTAGGCAAAAACGTGTTGCAAAAATGCTGCGCCTTTGGCGGTCACTTCTAGTGGCTCGTCTCTCTGTCATAGCTTGCGGTATGTCGCGGCAGTCAAGGCTTTCGCACCTCCGGCGTGAACTGGCGGCTGTTCTTCGCCATTCGCCTCTTGGTAATTCTCGCAAAGCTGTTGGTGGTAAACTATCGCCTCTTGCTAGCTATCCTCGGCCTATTTCCACTTCTGAAAGAATGGTTTTTCCTCCTGCTCCTGCTGTTCCTGCCGCTGCTGCTTCAAGCTCTTTCTATGCTGAATTCGATTCATTTGCAGATCATCATGCCAATGGTCATGCGGTCGCTTTTCATAAGCGTGTTGCCGCAAGTAAGCATCGACTTACCTCTGACCAGAAAAATGCATTGGGTGCTTCTGAGCCTGAAGCCGGTAGCCGGATCGGGTTTAAGGTTCGCATCTTCAAATCCGGCGAAGTCACCGGGGGGCAATTCCTTACCGGCTCCCGCTTCAAGATGATTCCCCCCTCGCGGTCTGGTTCTGTCGTGACGGAGTGTTTCACACGTCCCGCACAAATCAAGATTCGGCGGTCTGTGGAATGCTCCGAGACGCTGCTCGGCAAGTTCTGCACTCTTACCTTTTCCCCTGCTCTGGTTCCTGTTGAGTCGAAAAATTCCGATGGCACTGTCTGCCACTCCTACGCTAAAAAAGAGCTTGTACGCTTCCTCAATACCTGTACACACAAACAAAAACGCCTTGGCCGGGAACTTCATTATCTGTGGGTTGCTGAAGTCCAGTCAAACGGCAATATTCATTTTCACATCCTGTGGGATCAATTCTTTGATATCAAATGGCTGTCGAAAATTTGGGGTCAAGCGAATAATTCCGTTGACATAGTACGGATGAAGAACCCGCTCCACGCTTCACGTTACATGCGTAAATACATGACAAAAACCGTAAATTCCGCCATTCAAGGCAATCGTTATAATATCTCTGCTCCATTGAGGGCCACCATGATTCCAGTCGAAAAAATCATCTTCGAAATGACAGCAAATGACGCCACCTATGCGAAGAATTCTGTTTCTCGTCTTCGTTCATCCCTCCATGATCTCGCTTCCATCATCGAAGCAAGGGGCGGCAAGGTTATGGAATTTGGTTTCAGCATTCCGCCGGGGCGCTCTCCTGTTGAATACCGCGCTTCCAATGGTGAGATGAAAAAAACGGTTGGTGTCGATGGGACACTTGGCAAGTCCGTTGTGCAAACTTTCGTTCAAATGGGAAAGCGTCTTGATTTATCCGTGGTTCCGTTCTGATGCACACTATGGCGAATATCCCTGTAGGGAAAAAGAAACGGGGGCGGCTTTCCTCGCCTGACGCTTTTGTGTATGTGACAATCGGCCTTCGTCCTGAACATTGGCGATGGCTTGCAATGTGGTTTCCAACGGGTTCGCCCTCCGATCAGGTACGCGCTCTTCTTGATCGCGCTCTGAAATTCTGGCCCTCTGGCCCAAATCGTTTCAAGTAAAAGGGGAAATCATGAAAGCAATTCTTGAAAAATGCGCCGTTTCCGAAGTCAACACCGTTCCCAACAAAGAGGGCAAAATTTACCCGAAACTGGTTGTAGTGGAAACTGGCAAACTTTACCCTAAAGCTCTGAGCCTCCGCATTGAGGGAGATCCCTCTGCGCTTAATGCTCTGGTCGGTGGGATTCATGACATTCATGTTTCTGTCGAGGAGTACACCGGCAAATCCGGCCCTTACACTGTCTACACCTTTACCGGTGTGCAGCGCCAAAAGGCGCCTTAATGTCTCGCTTCCTCGTCAACATCGTCCGGTTCTGCGCCTCGCTTCTGGTCGTCTGCGCTCTCGGTTTCGCTGTTGGCGGCTGCGTCTCCACTTCCACCAGGGCGAACAGCCCTAGTGGAAATTTCAGCGTGATTCCTGTTTCACTCGGTGATCGGCGCTTTGTTCAATGGTCGGGGTCTTCGTTATGACATTCGGGGTGATACCTTTTACCGGTGTTCTGTCTTTTGACTACTTCTTCACGCTTGTTTTTGTCTCTGGTTTGATCGCAATCGGTCCGTCACAACTTTACAAGCTTCTGAGGTACTAAATGCCCGCTGAACTTGTCGGCCTGATGACTCTTGAGCATTACCATTTTCTGATGGGTGGCGCTGGTTGCCTGTCTGCTTTCACCATCCTCATTATCTGGGCAAGGGGGCTTTAATGCCGTTATCTTCTGCGAATCAATCCGCAGTTCTCGCGGGGGTTGCATCCTCCGACAGTGTTTTTTACATCCTCGGTGGGGCTATCCTCGTTATCCTTTCCGGTATGTGGGGGTTTAATCGCGTTCTTGGCCTGCTTGGTGGCCGCTCCGGTTCCGCTGTCACTTCTGACGGGCAGTCTTTCGACTACGATGCCGAGTTCACCGATGTAACAGGTGATAATGCCTCAGCTACTGATGCGGAATATCGAAATCTCAGCACGCCTGAGATTGGTTATAATCGCAGTAAGGCTACTTCTGTCACAAAGTGGGGGTCTGATGCCATGCCCGGTGGAGAAAATGGCTGGTGATTACTTTCGATTTAACATTTTATTGGATGGCTGTTGCGGCGGTGCTTGTCACCTTCGCGGCGCAATGGGGTTTTCGTCGGCTCAAATCTACGTTTGGCCGTTAACTGCTCGGTAAGCTTCAAAGCGCCGATACAAACAAAAGGATATCATCATGTTCAGCAAAGCTCGTAAATCTGTTGTAACTCTTCTGGCCCTTTTCATGCTGGCACTTGTCACCGCTGTTCCTTCCTTCGCCGCACTGTCGGCTGCCGATCAGACCACTATCCTGTCGGGTATTTCCAGCTCCGATACCGTCTTTTACGCCATCGGCGGCGGGATCCTCGTCGTGCTGGCCGGCATCTGGGGCTTCAAGAAGGTTAAAAGCCTGCTCGGCAACTAATCTTTACCGGGTGCTTTTTTCTGCAAAAAAGGGGGGCGGGGTTAATTCCCTGCCCTTTTTTTATAACGGGGTAAGTATGAAAAAAATACTGCTACTGTTTACTATCCTTCTGCTGCTTCCTGCTTCTAGCTTTGCCATGGGCCTTTCCCGGTCCGGTTCTGTTGGCCCTATGCCTTCTGCGAGTTATGCGGCTTGGGCAACCCGCAGTATCCCTATTGGTGGTGTGCCTCAAGCATTCATTGATGCGGCTTTGAGGCAAATTGAGGGTGGTGGCCGTACTGCCGCTTCCGCTGGTATGGCTGGTATCTCCCGCAGTTTATTAGCAAAAACTGCAGGGGTTCTTCCTTATGTCAGCCTTGCCATGACTGCTTATCTGACATATAGCGATATTCGAAGAGCTTGTGCCGATAAGCCTGCCGATTATCCCACTCTTGCGGCTGCTCTGAATCCTGACCCTGCCGTCATTATAAATCAACTTGAGGGTACAAATTCCGGTCAGTATTACCAGCGTGGCGCTGTTATTCTGACCCTGTCTGGTCTTCCTGGTGTTGCTGACTCAGTCAACCCTTTTCCCTTCTTTTCCGGTTCTGTAAATAGTATCTGTTTCGTTTCGCAAGCTTCACAAGGTGGCAATCATACCAATACTTATTATGCCGCCATACCTGTGCCTCCTCCTTCCGATCCTGCGCAGGTTGCTATGGAAAAACTTAACGGTACTGCCAGCGGCTATGACGCTGCTGTTGATCCTGCTTACATGGCTGATTTAGATAAACTTATCGAAGAGAATCTTACTGGCACTAATGCAGAAGAAAACTGGCCAGATATCAGCATCATAAAATCCGAAATCAATGCGATGAAAGCGTCTATAACTGCTAAGAATGATGCCTCATTCGCCGCACAGGTTTCCTCCGCTGCGTCTTATTCTGCTGCACAAAGTTCTGCCTCCGCTGCTACTTCTGCGCGCACTGCCAGCACTGGCAAGTCCTACGGTTCCGCTGCTAACCCTGCTGATGCAACTGCTGCCGCTTCCGCTGCTGCTGCTGCCCGTGATGCCCTTTCGGCGGCTCAACTTGCCTCGCTCAAAGCATCCATTGACGCTGCCAATAAACAAGCCGCCTTTGATGCCGCCACTTCCGCATCTAATGCTGACGTTAACAATACAGCTATACTTGATGTTCTGGCTGCTGATAAAATCGCTCTTGCCCTTGCTCAACAGTCTGCCAAGGATGCTGCTAATAATGCACTCCTTGCGCAATCCACGCTTACTCAACAACTTGCTGCACAGCAACTTTCCATTGCTGCTGGTACTGCTTCTGCTGCTAAGGCACAAGCTGACGCTGCTCTGGTGTCTGCTGCTAATACTCTTGCTGCTGACCCTACTAATGCGGCGCTTATAGCCGCTTACGATCTGGCTGCGCTTCATGCCGCAGCTACCGCTACTGCTGCTGCTACTGCGTTGAATACCGCATCCTCATCTGCTAGCACTGCTGCTGCTGCTACTGCTGCCGCACAGGCGCAAGCTACTGATGCCGCTGCTCAAGCCGCTGCCGATCAAGCCGCCGCTGATGACGCTAATACACGTGCGCAGCCGGGTAAGTATGATTCCTCCATGGTCGCACCGGACAAGAAAAGTATCCTTTCGTTGCTTGGTACCTTCCTCGCGTCTTCGCCTATGGCCGCTATGGTCAAGTCTTTTACTATCTCTGCTGATGGTGTTTCATCGGTTTCCTGCGGTAATGTTTACGGCCACGAAATTGTTTTCGACTTCGTGCGCTATGCTCCTATGTTCTCCACTCTTGGCGGTCTCCTGCTGGTGATCGTTCATGGATATGCGGTTCTTGTTGTTGTGAGGGGGTGGTAGTATGGGCGCTATTATAGGTTTACTTGGTAACCTTGCTGCAAAGGTCTTCGCTGATAAGGTTCTCGGCTACCTTGCAATGAAGGCCATACTCGTTTTTCTGTTCATGACTGTGGTTCCGCTGCTGCTTAATAACTTTGCCTATGACATTATCGACACCATTATGGGGTTTGCCTCCGGTCAAGCTTCGGGCGCTTCCACACTCAACGGTACTATGACCTTCTCCGGCCTTGCTGGCTGGTTTGTCAGTGTGTTTAAAATACCTGACTGCTTATCTGTTTTGGTTTCCGCGCTGGTTCTTCGCACTACGTTGTCAATGATTCCATTTATAGGGGTGGGGAAATGATACAGTTAATTGAGGGTCCGTTAGGGTCTGGTAAGTCTTATTTCGCTGTCAATTACGTTTTCAAGTTTACTAAATACGATGAACTTTATGATGAATACGTTCTCGCTGAAAATGTTTTGATTATTGCCAATATCGAAGGTCTTAGAATTAAGCATTGGGACCTTAACGAGCTTTTAAAAAAGACTTCTCCCGAGGAATTTTTCAGTATTGCTAATTTTGAGGCAATTATGAAGAAGACCGGAAAAAATCATGTCGTTCTGCTTATTGACGAATGCCACCTTATTTTTCCTGCCGGATACAAGAACGATAATATCTATGCTTTTTTTGCTTACTCTCGCCACCTTGGCCTTGATATAATTCTGCTTACCCAAGGGATTCAAAGCACGTCAAGAATGTTCAATCCTTTACTAGAATTTGTCGTTAAGGTTACGCCTCGCTCTCGTCAAGTTCTGAACAATTTCTCCTTTTCCTATGTCAGCCTCACGGGTCATTATCTCTATTCCAAGTCAGTCGCAAAGCGTCAAATAGTCTTTAAGGCTTATAAGTCTTTCCGGGTCGATGAAAAGTCAAAACCGAAAAACGCAATCAAGCATTGGGCAATCATTGTCGTTGTCATCTTCTGCGCTGCCGCCTTCCTGTTCAAGAGCGCTCTGGCGATCGTCAAGGGGAAGGGTGAAGCTGCCCGACAGAAACAGGTTGCCGCCGAACGGCTTCGTACTGCCGCCGCAGTTCCTCCCCCTCCCCCAGTGCCTTCACCTTCACCCGTTGCTGTTGTCGGTGCGCCTCCTTCGCTTCCCCTTCCCCCTGTTCCGGTCATGCGCTCCATGTCTTCAGTTCGTTTTGCTCCGTCAAGCGTCCCTGCTGCCTCTACAGCGGTTAAAGTCTCTGGTGTTATTACTAATGGGCCTCATAAGCGTTTTTTGCTCTCTGATGGGCGCATGATCGACTCAAAGCGTTCTTTACTTGTTGGTGATACTTTTCACCGTTAAGGCCGGAGATAAGCCGCGATAGGTGCGGGGCTGTGACCCGCGCAGGTCGCGAGCGTTCGCCCCTCGCGGCCGCGACTAGCGGCGGCGAAGCGGAGCCGTTAGGCGCAGTGCGGGCCGTCCCATAACGAGCGTTATGTAAAATTGGGGGTTCAATGTATACTTTTATGTCTTATCTGCTCGTTTTTACGGTTGGCTTCGCTCTCGGCTCTGAATGTGTCATGAGGTATCTTGCTAAAAGGTATCACTGCACCAAGATTCCGCTTCGATAACTAGCGTTATGTAAAATAATGGATTTCAGCGGTCCTTTTTTTGGACAACAAAACCTTGTAAGTGCTCGGTCTGTAATGTTTATTCTCGTTCTTTCTGCTCTATTTTACGAGTCGGGACCGAACGAAATGAGACTAATTTTGTCCGATAGTATACGACAGTCTTCAGCTTCCTTTGTTTCGGTGATCCGGTTCGGCTGTCTCGCCCTTCGTTCTGCTCCCCCTCCCCTTCTTAACTTCATCCTTCAAAACCTGCTTTGATAGTCTAGACCAGGGCGACAGCCCTAGTCGGGTTATCTCTTGATAAGTCTAGACCAGGGCGACAGCCCTAGTCGGGTAATTACCTGCGTTTTTAGCGCCGCGGCGGTTTGGCCTATTGGGTTTATTATCTGTTCGCAAAGTCGGACAGATTAGTCACGCTGCAAGCGGGGCGGTCTTCCCGCAGGGCTTACAAGGTTTCCTGCCCTTTCGCCTCTCCCGTTTTTGTTTTTGGAGTGGAGCCCCTCAAAGGGCGAAACGGCTTTGACTGTTCGCCTCTCCCGTTTTTGTTTTTGGAGTGGAGCCCCTCAAAGGGCGAAACGGCTTTGACTGTTCGCCTCTCCCGCCTTGGCCTTTCGCCTTTGGTCATGAGTGTTTGACAAACGGTATCATCGTTTGGTGAAGACTTGCGCTTATGACCGGCCTTTGATCTACGGCGAAAACCCCCATTGTATAACATGGGGGTGATTACTGACTAAAGCGCAAGATCTTAAGCGCGGGTTTTGACTGCCAAGCCAATAAGGCTTGGTGCCTCTCCCGCTTTTAGGTTGGTTTTCTGGTCTTGCTGAAGGTGCCATTTTGAAGCTGCCATTTTCCGCTAATTGCATTGCCTTGTTCGGCATATCCTATGCGAAAATTGCATTTTGGGTAATTGGAGCACACCCAATATCTATATCCTTTTTTCTCACCTGTTTTTTTAATTCCTAACTTCAATTTGCTTCCGCAAGTATCACATAATTTGCTTTCATTTATTCTGTTCTTGCTGTGCTCTTTAATTATGTTTTTGCTTTGGTTTTCTGTGGTGGAATTTGTGTCTCTAGAATAGTCTTTTACGTGTTCAGCTAATATTTTATTCCATTTATTTGTTTTGAATGAGGTGTATTTATTGACTATTAGCATTATCCATTTGTTCATACTATGCTGTCCCGCCTCTGGCCTTTAGGGGTCTCCTCCGTTCTTCGTTTTTGTCGTGGTTGTTTTCTTTTTTGATCCCTTCTCTACCTAAAACTTTATCAGTCGAAACATGGAAAGCATCAGCTAACTTTATCAGTGTTCCTGTGCTGCATTCGCCGCCTCTGGCTAGTTTACTGATAAGGCTCTGTCTTACTCCCGCTTTTGCTGCTATCGCTTCCTGTGTCCATCCTTTCGTTTTTAAATCAGCTAAAAATGTTTCTATCATAATTCCTCCGAGAATATTCTTGACAGCATATTCGCAGCATGATACTTCTTAGCCTCCTTTCGGGGGCGTGGGGGTCAAATGCAACTTTTCATTACTGAATACGTCAAGGTTCTAAGTGTCGAAAACGGTGTTGCTTCCGGCACTTTCAGTGTCCCTGCTGATCTCCTTGATGAGTTGATGTTCCTTTCCTCTGCCATGCTGAACGCTTCGCGTGTTCTGAAAATGAAGTCTATGGCTCGTGCTAGCGAGTCAAATCAATCAATATCACGTTTTGGGGCTAAAAACAAATGAGTAATTTCTCAACGTCCCATAGAAAACGCTCTAACTCGTTGATATTTTGCACATACGATATATTATGTAAAGTACGAGACGGGGGTTCCATGATGTGACTTCAGGATGTCTGTGAGATTCGGGGGGCAACCCGACTTGAGGAATTCGAGGGA